CAGGAAGAAGCCAACGCCAAGAAGGCTGCTAACAACGCCGAGGCTGCGAGGAAGGCGCAGGAAGAAGCCAACGCCAAGAAGGCTGCTAACAACGCCGAGGCTGCGAGGAAGGCACAGGAAGAAGCCAACGCCAAGAAGGCTGCTAACAACGCCGAGGCTGCGAGGAAGGCACAGGAAGAAGCCAACGCCAAAAAGGCTGCTAACAACGCCGAGGCTGCGAGGAAGGCACAGGAAGAAGCCAACGCCAAGAAGGCTGCTAACAACGCTGAGGCTGCGAGGGAGGCACAGGAGGAAGCCAACGCCAAAAAGGCTGCTAACAACGCCGAGGCTGCAAGGAAGGCTAAGAAGAATAAGAACTCTAACGAGTTGAGTGTATTGTTGAACAGTTCCAACGTGTTAAACAATAAAGCTAAGGTAAAATATTTAAACAGTTTCGAAAAGGGTGCAAATTTCAATACTTTAATGAACACTGTTAAAGCAGATATTAAGGCTAAAACAAATAAACGAAACGCCAACACTGAGGCTGCAAATGAGGCGGGTGCCACGGCGGCAATGGAAAAATTAAACAAAAATGCCAAACTTCAAGGAAATAAAAACCGCAAAATGCTTTTGAAATTATTTGAAACCACTAAAACAAATAAGAAGGAAGCTAACGAATATATAAACGCATTTGAAAAGGGGAGAAGAACTTTAAAGGAAATCAAAGAAGATATAGTCATGAAAGCTAAAAGAAATGCATTTGGTCGTAAGTTGGAATCCACACCGAATGCGGTCGTGAATAATAATGCGGAAATGAAAGCCACGGCCGTATTCAACAATTTGAACGTCGGACCCAAGAGAAACGCGCTCATGGGAAGGGCTAAGAAAGAAGTTGCACAAATCGGTGGTAGAATCGGGAAGTGGGGTAATGCCATAAAAGGTGTTAAAACATTGAATAATGTCGCAAACTTGGAAAAGAAACTTAATAAAAAATCAGAATTACGCAATGAAATTAAGATAAGTAAACTCGGTCCCATCAACAAGACTGGTCATCGCGTGAAGATTATGCAGCTCGAAAATAACGTAGGTGCCAGGCGTAGAATATTCGAACAACAATTGACGAACATCGCACAAAAAGCTGAAAAGAAAGAACTTTCGACATACATATCAGGTCTGAACATTTTCAAAGCAAATAAGAATGTGTACATCAAACAAATCGGACTTCCCAACGCAAACCTGAATATGATTCGCGCGTCGGCGAATAGGCAAGTTTCGAACAAATCGTATAATAACGCCAAGGCGATGGGTGGTACGATGAGAACTAACCCATTAAGTGAAAATAACAACGGTGAAATATCAGCTGCCGCTCTCGCACCTGTTAAAAATAAGGTTCCTTTGCGCCTCGGTGGAAGGGCTGCTGAACCTAGACCCCCAGATGCACCCGCACCCACTACGCCAGCCCCACGATCATTCAAGGGTGTAGTGAAAAATATGCGAGAAAAAAAGGTCATGAACGGTGTTAGAGTCGCAGCCAAGATTGCGAAGAATCAAAAGGAAATATCCGAGGCGACTGGTGCTCAGAGAATTAAGCTGGCTAGAGAGCAAAGAGCTGCCACGAATAGAAATAAAGGGGTAAACACGACTACCGCTGCTAGCCTTTTAACTACATCGTCTTCACCTAAGTCACGTCAACAGCGTCGAATGAATGAAGCCGTGGCTAAAAAAGTTTCGAAGCAGGCCAATACCAAGAAAAGACTCAATAATCAGGCGACCAGGGCTAAAGCTCTCAAGGTTCTCAAGGCTCGAAAGAAACGTTAAACCTAAGTTGGAATAAAACTTGAATAATACATGCCAAAATGAATCACTCTAAATTCATGAATGAGGTTATTAACTTTATCAGTCATGAACTTACGACAAACGATTTTACGTCATGGGGAGATGAAAGTATACGTGAGCTCGCAGCTATATACAGTAAATATAGGGGGCGTAAATATGCATTCGCCGATGCGTCGCGCGTTTTATTTTTTACAGATAGCGTGCGTGAAAATGATAATGCCATAGCCATGATAGAAACTTTTATAAGTTGTAATTAAGATGTACCTCGATTTGAGTAAACGGACATTCCTTAAAAATGTAACATCTGGGTTTCATATTATGTATCAACAAGATCCGTTTACACTCGACGAAAGTGATGCGGTCTAGTCATTTATATCAAAACAATTACTCACGGTTGGGGATACACATACGGTATTTTCATCAGGGAAAATCAAATATTGTATAGATCATTTAGAATTTGATGTTATATTAAAAATACTACTTTATTTCGATTCGATAAACATAACTATTTCACGTATATTTAATGAAGCGAAACTCAACCCTTTAATTTTAAACAATTCGGAATTATATTACAAACAACTCATAGACCAGGAAGATGTGATTACATTTTTTAATGTTATAATATAATAAATGGCAACGAGTGCTCTAATGAAAAAGATGAAAAAAAATCACGCAAAGCAAGTGAAGAAGCTTAAACCTGGTACGCGCGTGACGCCACCCACTACAGTTGTACGACGCTCACCCGTCGTCAAAAAGACTATCAAAAATCTTAACAAGGCCATTTCCAAAATGAAATCTGTACAAGCGGAAATCAATTCTAGACGCACTTCCAAATCTGTCATTAAAGTAACAAATACTGAAAAAATGTACATCAACGATTTCATGAAAAAAATGACCACGACCAACAACGAATTGAAAAAATTACGTAACCTTAACGTTTAAGAACACTCGCTTCTCGTCGGTTAGTGCAATGTCTTTAGTATACCATCACTTTATTGTTGACATACCACAAATAGAGACATCTTTTCGTTTGGGTCTGAGATATTATTCTCGTATAACGTTTTCGCAAATAGTAACACCAATTCCGCATCCCTATATGACATGTACGAATGCCCGTGCTTTTCATATAGGGATGCGATATTATCGAGGTTATTGTCACACCATTCCTTTACATCCACATCCCCATTAAGACCCTTTTCGATGAAATTGGCAATATCGTCGCTGAGAGACATGCCGGTAACAACTGTGTCTTCATATTCATTCATTTTTATTTACATTATTTCTTTTTTGTGGATGACTTAGGTTGTATGTGAGAAACCCAATACGCGAATCTGTTTATGAGTGGGTACAGAATTCGGAAGCTTATCCGTTTTCACACTGTGAATCCATTTTTGCCCATCAAATGCAGACCATTTTATATGGTTCTTTTCTATAGCTTTACGACATAAAACGCATGGCATGGATATCCCATCACCGTACACGGTTTTCCTCTCCACGACCATTTCACCATATTTTCTGTGCAACCAATTCGTAAAGTTATTCCGGTTACTATACCCCTTCTTCATGTATTCCCTGTAAAGGTGGTTGATCATCTTTCTTTCAGCGCAACATATATTGTCGCTAATAATTGCCGGCCCCCTCGACATGTAGCATGTAACTAAACAATACTTCATCACACACCATAAGTCCCCATGTGTTAATTATTTACTTAGGTTACAATAACATGAAATATATAGCACATAGGGGTTTGAGTTCTAAGTATAAACAAAATACAGTTGAAGCCATACAAAGTGGGTATCACGGTGTTGAGATAGACATACAATTATGTAAACGGGTGAAATCGTATTGGCGCATGACATATATCTTGAAGATGGGTTTATAAAAGATATACCATACGAGGATTTGAAACCCCATGGTATATGCACATTGACCGAGGTATACAGACGCATGCCGTATATAAAAGACATATTACTCATTCTTGACATGAAAGGTTGTGATTTACGATTGGCGGACGCTCTCACCTTATTTTATAAATTCAGACCATTGCGTAACGTTATAGCGTGTAGTTTTAATCGAAAATTATTGTACACACTTTCACCACATTTCCTAAAAGGGAATATATTTGAGGCGTCGTTTCATCACACGGAATATGATCATATACTACGAGGACTCACTACTGTTGTGGTTCATTGGACATGCCTAGATCGAGATTTTATTTCATACTGTAAACGTATGTGTATTTCCGTTTATACATATACACACAAAACTGAACAAGATTTAGAACACATTCTTAAATTTGACATAGACGGTATAATTACAGACGGGATAAAGTTCTAGAATTCTTCACACCATAACTGGTCTTGCTCACGAGTAAATATCTTGTAAATGTTGGGTATTCATATATACACGTTTTCGGCGCGTTCATGAGAACATCAACATTTAACCACGTTACATTAAGTGCCCATTCGAACGTATCTGAATCTATATCGGGATATTTAGACATTATATAGTTAAACCGTTCGTGTATGATACTTAACCATTCAATGAAGAAACGCATATCATATGTTTCGGATAAATCTTCGAAAATTTCATCGATGAGATTTACGAAGATAGAATGCTTTCTCTGTTTATCCCAAGTACGTTTCATCTTAGTAATACCCTTAAAACACATAGAACGTCTACACATTGGACACGATTCTGAACCATTTTCGTACCATTTTCGTGTACACTCATAACAGAATGTATGTTTACATGTAAATTGACACGTCGCTTCACGGTCGTAACATATCGGACATTCACACATTTTTACAAAACATATAAACTATATACATTGTTTACTTAGGCTCTTTTTCACCACTGAATAGTTATTAAAGACGTCACTCGAGTATTATAAATGGATGTATGTCATATATGTATCGAACCATATAATAAAATCACATATAAAAAGGTTTCATGCCCCTTTTGTGAGTATGAATGTTGTAGAACATGTTGTCAGATATATTTACTATCAAACCCTAACGACCCGCATTGTATGAATTGTAAACACGAATTCAATAGATTATTCGTGGATTCATTTTGTACGAAGCGATTCAGAAATATAGAGTATAAGAAACATCGTGAAAATGTATTATTTGAGAAAGAGTCTGCGAGGCTTCCCGATACACAACCCTACGTGACACGTATTTTGGAATCTAGAGGGTTACAGGTTTCATTTATATATATAGCGGAATTACTGAGACGTGCTACACTCACGGATACGTTTAATGGTCGTACGAAAGATGTTGTCATTGAAATGTTACGAACGTATATCATGAACATTTCCGAAAATGTGCGTTACTTGAGTAGTGTTAAAGTTATACAAAATACAAATGTGTTTACACTCAAATGCCCTATAAATGAATGTAAGGGTTTTTTATTCGACGACTGGGTGTGTGGTATATGTAAGAAGGTATTTTGTGAAGCGTGTCACGAAGAGTTGTGTAAACACCACGTTTGTGATCAAAACGTGGTGAAAACTGTAAAGTTATTAAAACGTGATACAAAACCGTGTCCCAAATGCAATGTACCTATACATAAGATAGATGGTTGTTCCCAAATGTGGTGCACGCAGTGCCACGTCGCATTTGATTGGCGAACCGGGTTAATAGAAACTGGACGTATACACAACCCACATTACGTACAATATTTTAAACGTACACGGGAACATTCGGACATACCTTGCGGTGGTTGCCCGACATATCAAGATCTGAAACGTAATAATGCTACACTAGAATTATTAGACGTTCATTTAGAAGTCACGCGGTTACAAAGAGAAATTGTTATTAGGTATGGATACATATATGAAAATCATCATCATCTCAGGGTGAGGTATTTACTTGATGAAATAACAGACGCGCAATTCAAACGTGAGCTCCAGAAACGTGAAAAGATGAATGATAAAGTGCGTGATGTCCAGGATATCTACAGAATGTTCATAGATACAGTCAGTGACACACTTCGTAAATTCATGTTATACCCTGACACAGTGGAAGAAATACATGGTGAGCTACGAGACCTCATACTCTATACGAATGAGGTCATACACAATATACGCAAGCGTTATACATCGCGTTTACCTTATAATATTATATCATCTATTATCAAATGAGAAGAAGGTCGATAATACTCATAATCGTGGCTGTTGTGGTATTATGTATATTATATAGGCCAAAGTACCAACAACCGCGAGTGTATAAAAATTTATTTTCCCCGGCAACATGTGATCATATACGAAAGACCGCTTCAAGATCACTCGAACCTTCGACCGTTTCAGAAGATCGCGAAATTGACACATCTATACGTAAGAGTAAGACAGCGTGGTTAGACCCACGTAGAGATAAGATTGTCAAGCGAGTCATTGAGAAATGTGCGTCATTGACTGATAGACCACCCGAAAATTGCGAACAGTTGCAAGTACTCAAGTATAAACCAGGTGGATTCTACACCGAACATCAAGACGCATTTGACTTAGATATAGAACAAAATTATCGTTTATATACTTGTATCATAGGCTTAAACGATGAGTATGAAGGTGGGGAAACGAATTTTCCAAACATTAAAAAGAAATATAGACTCGATAAAGGTGACGTTCTCGTTTTTAACACTTTGAATGATTGGGATAGATTTACAGATGATGCGTTACATTCGGGATTATCTGTACAGTCGGGTGAGAAGTGGATATGCAATTTATGGATACATAAACACAAATTTAAACCAACAGTTTAAATACTATAAAGTTCTCTAATAATACCAGCTTTATTTTTCGAGAATATAACTTCCTTACAGTCACCACCTCTGATGACCAATGTTGGTTCGCCACATTTGGTATTATGACTTTTGTAACGTTCACATGCATTTTCAGTTTTATTCGTAATATTCATATCAACACTATACCCGATGAACGTTTGGTCTATCCGCCCTTTCGTATCATGGGAAGTCACTTCCGTTTTTATACAATATTCGCCATATGTACAAACAGGTACGATACTAGCCGGTGGTGCGATGTCATCTACGAATGCTTTATTTCGGTATCCATACCTTCGTTTGAATGCAGCAACTGGGTAAACTAGTAAATTTGTCAAGGTCAACATATTTACTATTTTAATAGTTTGTTCGTTTAAGTATATTTTTCATTCAACGCTTATTTGTGTTTATATACTAAAACTTTATTATCATACTTATTGTATATGAAACTCCCGACATATACGTATGACTCAATGACCCCCATGGAAAGAAGTGTTATATCAAAAGATTTTACACACCCGATTGTTATACGTGGGTTTTATAAACCAAGGGCGTTAAAAGTCGGTTTTGAAGGCGTTACAAGGATGTTCGGTAAAACCGAATTACCAGTAGAACTTTACGATCCATTAGATACGTCTTCCTATATAGGGCCCGACGAATTTGATGAAATGTCTATTCCCAACTTACTTGAACATTGGGATAAAAAAAGATCACCTTGTATATATTGTGCAGAAGTTGACCTTCTAGAACCTGGTATACTACAGAATAATAAATATCTTTTACATAAAACATTACAAAATCCTAATTTGGATTCAAGAAAAGTAATGTCATTACTATTATATTTGGGGAATAATCATGCTAGTGGTCTACATTTACATAGTTACGATGATTATATATTAAATCAATTATACGGGAGTAAAACTGTATACATATTCGACAATTATGAAAATCCTAATATTAACAAGAATCGATTTTTCCATGTATACAAAACGAATTTTGCTACAGATGACTTTTTTAAGATGGATCATAGTAAAATGAAAATATATAAGGTAACACTTCAACCAGGTGACAGTCTATTGATTCCACCGTGGTATTGGCACGCCACACAGGGACATGGTATTAATACATCTATCACACAAAAATTCAAACGAAAAGATACATCATATCTTTTAAAAAATCCAAATCTCATATTTGATTATTTTGTCGAAGATTATAGGGCTACTTTACCGGTTATATTTATCATTATTGTTTTGTATATATATATGAGGCGTCGGATGCGGCGTTAAACCTCACCGCGTTCAACGAGTTTTTTACGGTTTTCCATGTGAAGTCCTTCGACTAAAGATTTGTTTTGTGCACCATATGGGACAGCGTACCCCTCATCAACCAACCACTGATTTACATTCGTCCATACTCCATCTTCAGAAACCCAAACCTCACCGAGTACGCGACCAAACTTACCCCTAGAATCCGCCTCGGGACATCTGAGTTCGATTTCAATATCATCCTTCTCAGATGCAACAGCCTTCATACACCATTCCTTGAGCTTCTTCTTCGAGAGAAGACCAAAAACCTTTTCCTCCTTATCCGAAGTACGAGATTCTGGTGTGTCGATACCTAGAAGGCGGACACGCTGTTTTGTACATACATCGAAGCCGAGGTCAATGTTCACGTCAATAGTATCACCATCGACAACCTTCGCGAGAGACGATACACGGTAGATAAAGTTACAGGGTTCAACACTGTATGAGGACATCTATTTATATTTGCTTTGTAATCTTTAAGGTGGTTGTTTTCTTAGCATCTTTCAGGTTTTTACCACCGCCTTTAGGATTAAACATTTTTTTATGTGCCTGCCAAAATTCTGGTGCGCCGACCCTGAAGTTTGTTCGCATTTTCGCCTTGTACCAAAAAACACAATCTTCGATTCGATTACTCTTTGATGTATTGTCGAGAACTATACACTCGTAGTTCTCGGTACAAGCGTCCATGACCTTATTGAACATATCAAAGTTTGGGAATATACCAAAGAATGATTTGTATAGCTTTTCACGGTTCTGTATAATATTTTCACGTAATATAAACACATAGTCTACATTCGCACGAAGTGCTGGGGGTAAATCCATACAGTATTGCATGGTCAACATAAAAAATATCTTCCAGTGTCGACCATTCATGAAACATTGTCGAATGCACGTATCTCGCATAAATTTATTGTCGTACATGCAATCATCAAGAAGTAGGAATGCACCACAATTCTTCTTTCCCGCACCGACTAATTTTTTTTGTCTATCCATGACCCGCTCGATCGCATCCTTGTCGTAGTCGCCGTATATGAAGAGATCTGGAATGTACTGTTGATAATAATGGTTACCCTCTTCTGTAGCAGAGAGTACTATCCCTGCGGGTAGATGTTTTTTGTGCCATAATATATCGGTGACAAGGGTTGATTTTCCTGTGTTACGCTTACCTATGAAGACACAAACCTTGTCGTCGGCTATCGTCTCCGGCTTGAATTTGCGGAGTTTCAAATCCATCTACTATAGCGCCACGAATTAATTCATAAAATTTTACTCACATGTATTAAGAATGGCGGGGCGTGTCAGACTCGCTGCTACTGGTATTCAGGACCAGTGGCTTACCGGCGAACCGCAATTTTCGTACTTTGTGATGAACTATAAAAAACATACTCGATTCGCAACGGAATCTGTCGAGATACCATTCAGTGGTGAAAAGAAATTTGGTGGACACGCCGAACTTAGAATACCGAATAACGTGGGTGATCTCGTCAGGAGTATGATGCTGAAGATGACACTCGACCCCCTACCCGAATCATCAGACCCCCTGATATCAAATTTATATAACACGTCATTGACGTCAAATATTATAGAATACGTCGATCTGCGTATAGGTGGTCAGACCATCGAACGTATAACAGGAGATTATATATACATGTATAATCAATTACATAACAACGCAGACGATTTAGAACAAACACTTTACTTTCTTGGTGGGCACAACAATCATTTGAACGTGTCTACTTCATATAATACATTTTACCTGAATCTTCCATTTTACTTTTTCAGGCATTCGAGTTTAGCGATTCCTGTATGTGCTATAACTAAACAACTTATCGAAGTGTATGTCAAATTTAAGGACGCGAATGACAATGTAAGTTTCAAATACACAAAGTCGGGAAGTGATGTTACTAGACGAGCTACGTCAGACGCTGGAATTCGGGACATCTCCCTGATTACCGACTTCTTTTTCATAAGCGAAGATGAAAGGAACTTTTTAAAGACACGTCCAATGGAGTACGGAATTACGCAACTCCAAATGTCTACACTATCGTTCAAGCCCAATGAAAGTCGCAAAGCGGGTATGCTAAATTTCAAACACCCTGTAAAGGAGTTATTCTTTATAGCCAAAGAAAAATATGCCCCCGAACAGGTGGTAACACTTAAAAATGTAACCCACACTGACGAGAGTTTATCATCGTTATACACGGCAAAGCGATCTGATCATAGAAAGATAAAACGAGTCGTACTGAAATGTAATGGTGAAATTGTGATAGATCGCGATGGTTTGTTTTTATCGTACCAAGAATCGTTGAATAAATATACTTCATGTCCAGATCCAGCCTATATATTTTACATGCACTCGTTCGCTCTTAAACCCGAAGAATATTACCCCACGGGGCAGGTAAACATGAGTCGTATTTCACATAAAAAAATTGACATCGAATTGGACGAAACATCATCTACAAACAGAATTGATGTCGATATATACGCAGTGAATTACAACATATTACATATAGAAAGTGGATTAGCGGGTTTAAAATTTTAAAGACTAATAATAGAAATGGCGGGACGCGTTCAGCTCGCCACGAAAGGGGCACACGATGTCTATTTTACAGACAATCCCGACTATTCACATTTTATAAAAAGATTCAGGAAACATACTAAATTTTCTGTATATAATGTCAAGCATGATTTGTACGGTGAACGTACATATGGTTCAACGTTAAAGTGTACGATACCTAGGGACGTCGGTGACCTGATAACATCTGTGCGATTGTATATTGAATTGCCTACACTTCACGATGGTACGAACTACTATAAATACATAGAATCTATAGGACATGCCATAATTCAACACGTAGATATGTTCATAGGGGGTGAACATATTCAACGTATACCGTCTGATTATCTACAGATTTATTCTGAAAATTATATCACACAGACAAAACAGACGAACTTGTCCAAATTAATCGGTAAATTCCCGCTCGACTATTCAGGAACTAAAGTGGACAGTTCGACGATAAAAGAGTACCTGGGTGATGCGACAACTACACGTCGATGTATCGTAGACATTCCATTTTACTTTTACCAGAATCCTGAGCTCGCCATACCATTGTGTGCTATACAACAACAGGAATGTCACTTCGAAATCAAACTTAACGAACGTGACGATTGTGTTTTAGGGATACCAGTTGAACACACACAATACAAACCTCAAATAAACGACATCGTATTAGAAACTGAACTTATAGCACTCGGTGATGAGGAACGTATTAAATTAAATACACTTAAACGAGATCATATCATCACGCAAGTACAGAACGAAAATTTCGCAATCCCCGATTCAACGAGTTTGGAAACGCAAGATCTCACGTTTAAAACAGAATTTGTAAATCCGGTAAAGGAATTATACTTTATCATAAAACGTAATAATTCTACGATATTTGATTATGATCATAACATGCAGACCATACAAATAAATGGTAAACTTGAGTATATCAATTATGAAAATTTAAAAGGACTCACGTTATCCCTAAACGATGAAGAACCTATAAACGATATCACGGGAAATGTTATAGCACTCCGCGCAGTTCAGAGTGGCATACACCATTCTAGAACACAACTATTCAGGCGGTTCTATTCTTATAGTTTTGCACTTGAACCCGAAAAATGGTATCCAACTGGACAACGCAATTTATCATTGGTTAAAGAACAGCGATTGAAATTGAAATTAAATGGGAGGACCGGTGAAAGAGAGCTTAGAGTTTACGCAATCAATTATAATATATTGAGATACGAAAATGGAGGGGTACGACTTCTCTTCAACAGTGGTTCAATCAGCAATTGAAATTATAACACCCGTAATGGAAGAAGCTGTAGTTCTTTCAGGGGAATACGCTAAAGCGTGTGGACGAAACACAATTCTCGCGAAGGATATGGAATATTGTATGAAATATTGTGCGATGCACTCAGTAGGTAAGAAAATTGGTACTTATTTTCCAGAAATATACGAAAATGAAAATGATTCATCTGATGAATCTGATATAGAAATCGTAGATGACGAAGATAATACTTTTGAGCCGTACGCGGGTGATAATATCCAGATGAAAGCCATAAATCAGGCGTATGACGCATGGGAAGGTTGGAAGCCAACCAATCCTTCAGAAGAAATGATAAAAAATGCTATTGATAGTAATGAAGACATCGAGCCCTGAGGGTTGGTCGGATAGTAAATATAAATCATTCAGGGCGCGAGGTGATTCATCGTCTGATTCAGATACTGAATTAGACGATGATGATAGTTCTATACCAAAAATTAAAGGATATAACGGACAAAAATTTAAAAAAATATTAAAAGTAGAAGATTTGATACCGGAATAAAATATTGATTTATAATAAAAATGTCCGCCGACGCCACTGAAGCCCTGATCGCCATCTCTCGCGAACTCGAAGCGCAATCACTCAACGCCGTCGTCGCCGGTTTTTCATTCGCCGCTGCGCTCTCATGGATGGACCTCGTTCGTTGGTCTATTCACCAGGTCATCAAGGTCCAGAAGAACGGTGGTCTTAACTACGCGCTCACCGCCCTCTTCACCACTCTCCTCTCGGTGGTTGTATACATGGTGATCTCCAGGCTGTCTTCCCGTGTCAGAAAGCCCTCACCGACCGTATACGCGATCACCCGTTAATTGGTCGTCGCGGTTTTGTAAGCAGGATAAATAATAACCCTGTCACTATTATTATACTTATATACACAATCGGTGTCCACCTATCCGGATCTTCCAACTCAGGGATGCGTATAGGTGTAGGTAGTGAAAAATCCTTTTTCACTTTCGGCGTAGTCGTCAGTTTATCAGTCGAACAACTGATCGCTAGTTTTAAAACGTGTGTAGCGTGTCTAAAATCATACGGTATGATTCGATTATTGCTACTATAAAAAAATTGTATACGAAGACGAGAAATCGTTTTTTGTACACCAGAGTGAAAGTAATGTTCAACTGCATCGTCTTTTCCGGAAAAGTTTGTAGCATCACCACATAAAAGTATCCGTCCAGTGTAAAATGGATTTTTTGAAAAAACAGTCTTATTGAATTCGTCAGAACCGCTGCTGAGTTTTACAATAAGCGCGTCCGGTCCCTGTAAATTTATACTACCAGTCGTAAGTGTGTTTCCACTGGACGAAACATTACTGGCTGGAAGACCGAGAATATCATGTGGTGTCGTGTATCCATTATCCAATTTAGTGTACCCATTATGACCACCATAGAATTCAAACGTAAACGGCGCAGATCCATTCATAGTTATACTATTCGTCGTCGCATCGTATACGGCTGACGTAATGACGGGTATTTTTGCAACAATTTCAGTCGCCAACGATTTCCCACTATAATTGTTATTATCTAAGGTAATGACCGTGTTATTTACGGAAAATGAATTATTTTTCTCATGGATAAGCAATTGACTGTTATGAATACGTGCAGAAATAAGAGAAATTTTACTTACGTCGTATATAGGTGTTTTTAATTCAATTTCATAATCCCCTGTATTAGGAAACGTAACCGGGTCGCGTTCACTACTATCTATATCTAACGTGTA